ACGCGCTGGCAATCAATGTTGTCCGTGGGCCGCTACAACCTTCACCCTTTCCGGAAAACCATAACTTAACCGTATCCGTATCTTTCGTTATAGTAAACGTCTCCGTTGCCACACTATAAAGCGTAGAGGTATCGCCGTCACTCATTCCGGATGGAGACCACGGATCACCAGAAAAACATCTAATTTCAAGAGTGCCCATTTACGCATCCGCCAATGCTATTGAACAAACCACCATCAGAATATCACCATCAACCACGTCTTTTGCCGTGGCAAATTTGCTGGAAGCAAACAATGTCCCGCCGCCTGTCGTATCGCTCTTGGTTGCCGCACCGGTACCACCGCCGCAAAGGAAAGCGCCGTAAATCGTCTTGGTCCCGCTGATCGTAAACGTGGATTTGCTTGCGGTATTGGTCATTACCTTTGTTGTCGCTGTCGCGGCCACATAAGCAATCCTAGTTGCCTCGTCATAAGCCGTGCTTTCAGTGAAGCCGGGTACCGCGTAGGTATGCGTTACCAGAGGCGTGGTGTCGCTCTCAAACAATCCCATGTACCAGGAAGTAATCTGCGTCGCGGAGTTAAAGGCCACATTCAATAAGTGGTTCAATCCCTGATCGGTGTTCACGTTCTTCTGTTCCCACTGGTCAATCAGCTTTCCCTTCCGGTAATGCTCAAACTCCCACCAGGAACAAATAGGCAGGATGGATTTAACTTCCGGGTGACTGATTAATGTCGCTCCAAATTTTGTTGATAAAGGCAGTCTTGATTTCATGTTGTTTCTCCTTATGTGTTTAATCGGTCAGCCATCGGCAGTTGGATCACGCCGACAATATCCTCATTACTGGCCAGGGTTAATGCTGTTTTAATCTTGTCAATATAATCAACGCCGTTACGGGTGAACCGGTAAACATTGTCTCCGCTGTTGGTTCCGTAACGCAGAATGTTATACGCTTGGTAGCGTGTGTTCTTATCTTCGATGTGCGTCCAAAAGAAGGGATAGCGCGTACTCGTGATCAGCGTTTCCAGGCCCAGCCCGTTAAAATACCATTGAACATTTTCCCCTTCTTCTATGGCTTTCCAATACGAATAATTATGAAAGGCCGTTGAGAATGTCACCGGTACCGGATAGACGTTATAATCGGGAAGATAGTATAAATGTTGATCAGCCATACATCACCATTGAACGCCGGGGACGTAAGGAACGTCTGCCGTCCCGTACCAGGGTTCGTAATCAAAATATCCTTCCGGCGTAATAACGTCGGCTTGAAACAGATAGCCGTTTTTGTGATCATCCGGATCATCTGAGAAATAGAATTTCACAATTTCATCGTAGATCTTCATGGTCCCGTCGCGCCCGATAAAGCCAGACTTTGCCCCGTGCGTATCGTCTGCCGGAATAACTGTCGCGACGCGGGATACCAGCGTCAAAACGCTTTCATCCAGTTGATATTTGTAGGTGTAGCCGTCATTTTCAAAATAGATATAATTATTGTCTGCCGAGAAATTGACCGACGGCGCCCGCTTCCCCTCATCCCCGCCCAATCCAGCGGAGTCGTAAACCGTTAAAAATGGCCGCGTGTGATAATCGTTCCCATAGTCCATCATGTGCATAATGTTCAGCACCGGATCGAATATGTAAGAAAAGTAATGATACAGATACGCATTCACGCAGGAAGTCACCGGGCTAAATGGCGATATAAACGCCCATTTCTGGCCTATTTGCCGCTTCCGTGAATAGAACTCTTTCCCGCCAAAGGTCAGCGCCGCATTTAACCCCACCGAATCGCTGTTGAGATCAAGGGCATAATCTCCGGTTGTCGTTTGAACCACCAGCCAGGCGTGTCCTGCCCTTGTCCCGGGTGCCGGATTGTCGATCTGGCTGCACTCAATATGCAGGGCCGACACCGGATAACCTAAATCCAAAAGCGCTTGTGCTTTAGTGAGCGCAAAATCCTCACAGTCTCCGCCCTCCCCGCTTCCCAATATCTTCCAGTTATCGTGCCCCAGCGGTTCCGACGTATAAGTGTGATCATGGTTGACGTTGTAATTGACCGTCTGCATATCCGACATTAATTGCGCGGAGTAGGCTATTTCCGTGTTAAGCGTATTCGTCACCAGGGGATGCGCTGGATTGGCTGAACAGAAGTTCACCCATCCGGTATAGGGCGTATCGTCGAACAGAATGGACGTAAATATGTAATACAAATCTCTTTTCGTCCTAACACCGTTGGTCAGCGCATTATGGGAAAACTTCTTAATAAACCACGCGACGGGCGTTTCCGTGTTGACGTAAGACGCGCTGTCCAGATTTAAAAAAGCCAGATCCGTTAATGCCGTCCTCGTATCTTTAACCGTCACGGCCGCGGGCAGAAAATCACAGGTGGAAATAGATAGCCCGCCGTCTTTCTTATACACAACGTAGTACCCTTCTCCGCCGGAATCGCAATGTCGGCAACCGTTCACATGCCCGATCACCTTAATATCAGATACGCTTTCTGCGTTTTTCTTTTTATGAACAATCACAGAATCGCCAACGACAAAGCCTGTCGCTCCTCCCTCTATCGCTCCATTGGAACGTAATGCGGACGTTGATTCGCAATGATAAAAGACGATGGCGGAGAGAATATCTCCGCCGATTCTTACTGTGCAGGTATCATCGGAAGCATCCAAGGTGACAATCTCGCCCTGCAAGTAATCGCTGTTCAGCACATCGCCTATATCAATGTAATCTATCGTCGGCATGGTCGCTCACTAGCTCGAGGTGCAAGTCACAACATAAGTTACTGCCAACACATCGTTAGCAATAACCGCTCTGGAAGAAGTGAATTTCTTCGCGCACATCAGCTTACCGGTCGTGTCGGTCTTCGCTGCGCCCGTTCCCAGGAAAGCGCCGTAAACGGTAATGCCGGCAGCCATTGTGAAGGAAGCCGCACTTGCCGCGTTGGTGCATGAGCGGGAAGCAGCCGCCGCAATCGTGTAAGCGGGTTTGTTGGTTGCCGGGGAATCGTAATCGGCATCCTGGCATTCACCGTAAGCCCCTGCCGCGCCAAGTTTGGCCTCCGCTGTATCTGTCAATCCTGGTGTTGCGTTGTTTTTGAAAATACCAACGTAGAAAATCGCGCTTCCGGCTTTGGAAGTCGTTCCAAAAATAATATCCAGCAGGTAATTCAGCCCTTCCGTCGTGAAGATGTTTCCGCCCTGATCACAGGTGTGAATCAGTTCGCCTTTCCGGTAATGATCCGTAAAGACATGGCCATGAAAGTTTAGACCGCTTTCCATGAAGTGTTTCGCCGCATAGCGGGTTTCCGCGCTGTCTCTCAAGTTGCTTAAATCAATCGGTATGTTGTTCATTTTATTTTCTCTCCTTCTATAATTTAGTTAAATTTCCACGCCGTCCCGATACACTTTACAGCTTGCGGAATCAGAAAAACCAACCCGCGCAATATCGTCATTCAGCGTTTTTTCGTGCATATCTATCTTGCCGTCTTTAAAAGCGTTATAGGTTTCCGTATCACGGAATCCCCGCCCTGTTCCGGTCGTGCCAGTCTTAAAGCTCGTTAAATACTGAATCACGCCCTCCATGTTTCGGTATAGAGACGCGCCGCGCTCTGGGATTCCCATTTTTAACTTGTTCTTGGTCACATTAAAGAACTTGCCTGAAGGACTTCCCACAACCACTCCTTCTTCAGTAAGCCATACAGGAACATCGGCAAAGTCCTTTTCTGCCGTCCCCAGCGTCCAGCCCAACTCCGGAAGATTATTGCAATACGCCAGTGTCCCGCTAATCGAACCCGGCCCAGCATCCATCAGTTTCATTTCTTCCGGAATGGTCCCTTCCAGAAATCTGGTTTTCTTTCTCATTCCAATAAATAACCCGGTTGGAACCTTGGCAATCATCGTCACTTCATCCTCAAATTCATATTTATTTGACGTGAGACGGAACCATCCGGGCTGAAAAGGCTCTGAATAATAAACAATATCGCCAGATGAACCCCATATCCGGCCAAAAGCGTAACAGAGATTAGTCATATATGGAGGAGGAGAACATAAAAAAGATGGCAAAGGCTCTACGGTTGGAATGGTCACAATATTATTGGTGGCGCCAATCCGATAAAAAATGCCTTCATTTGCATCAGTCGCCCAAACCAAAGCGCCCACTGGACGATTGAGAACCTGAATCCCACCCTCCGCCGTTAAGGTAATGGAAGTAATTGGCCCGCTTCCTGATAATTCATCGCCTGAAACATTAGTCATGCAGACAGAATACATTCCGGCCGGTAAATTGCCGTCTCCGGTAAGCAACATCGGCCCTGGAGGTAAAGAAACGCCCCATGCGGAAACGGAATTGTCCGCCGGATTGAATATCCCCTGCCAATAAGCATTGGAAATATAAACCTTGTCATTGGCGTCGATATAAGACAGAGGCTCATCCGGCCCTGTCAAAGTGGATACTTGCGTTGCAACGCCATTGGCAACACGATAAAGCTTCTTGCCTGCAGCACATAACATGCAGGTTTTTCCAGCCCACAGGCTATGAGCTCCGGCAAGCGTCACATAAAGCGTTTTGCCTTTCCGAATGGAAAGACTGGAGTCCAGATTCACATCCGCGTTCAGGATGATTCTCGGAGATAACAAACCTTTCTGGGAAAAGGATTCGTTGACATTATTCGCGCCAACGAAACCATTTGTGGCAATCTCGGCCATCAGTCGCACACGCCTCCATCAATAAAATCGCCGCCGCCATAATATTCAGGATTCCCGTCAATACCAATGAAATCCACAAGATCAATCATGGCCTCATAGAATTTAGCTGTGTGATATTTTACTCCATTGCCTGAGTTATCCTGCCCATCTTCCAGAGCTTCCCCGAATATCTCCGCGCATACTTTATGCTTCAATAAACGCAAAGCCAGATGGTCAGGCAAACCATCAGGGACGTCTCCGTCTAAAGCCATATCAACAGGCTTTCGATAAAAATGCAGATAAATAGTTTCCGCTGCAGTGGGGATCCCCTGATAGTAAAGTTTATTCCCCTTAACCGCCAGCCGGTAAATAGAACCTGCTTCCGTCAATCGTAAATCAGCAATTTGTTTCATAAACAGCGCGAAAGAATAGTAATCTCCACCCATTGGAGGAGAAAGCACATCCCCTGACGAATCACTGATCCGAAAAACTTTTCTTTGGTAAGTATCCGGCATAGATACATAAGGAAGAGTTGTGGACGTAGTTACAGTAGAATAAGCATATAAATCAGGAAGAGGAGGTGAAATCTGCCCATTGGCCGACATTCGTACTCCTCCTGAAATTTCCTTCATTGCCTGGTTGATATAAGAAGGAATTTTGGCAAGATAAGAGTCGTCTTGAATGACATTGTCAATGGCGGTCACAAGATCGGATAATGTTGTCATGTCATATCCTCTTGAGATAGAGTTCCCCTTCCCATAGAAAAGAGAAGGGGAACATGGTTAAAATACTGCTGTTACGCTTCTTTCGCCGTCTGTTCCATATAGGCGGAATCGTCGTATTTGATATGCACCAGCAAATTCGCAGCCCCACTCAAGAGTGTCGTATCGAGCGACATCTTGATCTTGGTATATGCTGCCATGGAAGAATCCGGATCGAAAACCAAACCCTTGTTCGTGGCATCCGCCACACCCTTGAGAACCGTGCCCGCCGCGGTATCCCCTGTGGGAGCCGTGGCCGTGTTGACTGCTGTGGTGTTTCTGGCAAGAATGATTGTCCCCGTTGCCACCATCGTAGCATTCGCCATGTATTCAGCCTCTTTTACTGTTCCGCGGCAAGGAACCGGGATGTAGTAATCTTCCGCTCCGCCCGCGCTGTAAATATTCAAATAAATATCTTTCATGATCACTCTCCTTAAACTTGGTTAAAAGGTTATTCCGCTACAACCGCAAACGGGATCGTTGCGGCAACGCCGTTCAGACCGGTCAGGATATTCCCGCAAGCCTGCGATAAATCAAACGTATAACCGTCAGTCGTGGTTCCAATATTGATGTCAGTCATCAGGCGGTTATCCACAACAAAGAAAATTGACGCTGCATCATCAATCGGTTTACCGGTTGCCATGATGGTATTGCCCTGGATCAAAGGCATCCAGATAGCTGTTGCGTCTGCTCCAACTACAATACCTTTCGCCGCTGTGCCAAGCATCCGGTTATTTGTAATGCGGGTGCGTCCTGCTTCGCCAGTGCCGAAGGTGATATAAGAAGTGGCAAACGTGCCGACAAAATCACAATCATTGACAACCAGGAACGGCGAGGCGGTTGCTAAAATTCCGCTGGTCATCGTTCCCAATGTTCCGTCAATCGTGCAGCCATGAAACTGTAAGCCGTTGGTTGCACTGGTCAAGGTAATGACCGGAGAAGCGTGCGCTTTCGCTTTAAAATGAACATTATAGAACCTTGCTCCGTAACACTCGCCCACCGGAGCGTGATGACCATAAAGGCCAAGCTGTGTATTAGCATCGTAAGAACCGACGCCGATAATGTCGCATTTCGTGGGGAATTTAACCAAATCCTCCGTCAAGGTATCGCCACAAGCATAAATCTTGTTGCGCCTTGCCCACCAGCGGTTAGCCGATAATGCCATGGCCGCGTCAGACGCCGCAATCGCTTCAGCCAGAGTGGAAAAAGGATGGTCAATCGAACCGTCGCCGGTTGCCGATACATTACCATCCACAAAATAAGTTCCCGCTTTCGGGCCAGTCATGGACTCCTGAAGCAGAAAATCGCTAATCGGCCTTGAAGCTCTGTTGCCGCCAACGGATAAAATTCTTTCGTTACTCATTGTTTGTCCTTTCTCCCAGCCTCAAACAACGCCAGGACAGCTTAAAGGGTTAAAGGGAGGCGGTTTGCGCCTCCCCCAGTTAAAACGCTATTACGTCGGTTCGGTCAGGTTCGTGTGAAGAACATGCATCTTCCGATTGGTGCAAATCAGGTTACCTCTCCAACGAGAATCCGCTGTAATGGTATCGGGCTGCCCAAGAACACTCTTGTCTTTCCAGACCGGTGTTGTGAAATTGTAATCCTTGTGGCTGCGAAGCATCAGGAAATTCAGGTTTAGCGCATAGAGATAGCCGGCCGAAACTCCGGTATCGGCCACAATCGGAGCGCCTTTGTGCGTGATATTGTCCCAGCCCGCTTCCACCGCTTTGGCGTCCATGTAACGCTGCTGCGGATGCAGACACCGTTCATAGCCGTCTTTCAAGAGCTGCGTGGTGACAATGAAATTGGGCAGGAAATCCTTAATGTCCCCCATGTTCGGTGTGCGGAAAACCTTCTGCAAAACCTCGAAGGAAATCGCTTCCGCCGTAGTAATGACATTGGCCTTCCAATCGCTCATCTCGTCCTCGTCAATCGAACCGTATTCGGTGGAGGTCGTGGTATTGAACAGATCGCCCAGACCGTTGATATTATCGCTAGTCGCGGCTGCTGCAATCACATCGGCGGCCATCTTCACGCGGGCCGCTTTGATGATGGATTTCATGTATTTCTTGGTCAGATCAATGACCGCTTCCGTCCCGGTATTCTGTGTCAGATCGTCCAGATTCAGAGTGTTTGACCCATAAACGCCAGCCCAGCGAAAACGAGCAGCGTCAATGATGCTCTTTTTGGACTGGTTGATAACAGTAGTCGCGCCATACGCGCCAGAATTGGAAGTAGTGTATTCCAGAGGAACTTTGATCATCAATCCGCCATCAACGGTTTCATGCGGTTTAACTTCCCAATTATCGCGTTCCAGAGCATTGCCCATCAATTTCCAAAGCAGAGCGGACGCTTTATTCACAATGTCCTGCGGTTCAGTATTCATCCAATAATATTCAGTTGTTGCATTCAGTTGATTAAGTAAACTCATGATTTTTCTCCTTATTTCTTATATACGGGCATTAGGGCATGTTCATCAGAATCGCTCTCATGCCGTTGTCCAATTCTTTGCCCGTGGCTTTTTGTGGTTTAGATTGTGTTGCGGGACTCTGACCTTTGGTGATTACTCTCCCGGCTTCATCGCGCCCGCCTTTCAACTTCAATAACTTTTGAAATTCCTCGTTTTCCTTGGCCAGCCTTTGTGCTTCCATTCGGGCGTCGTCGCGTTCAATTTCCCGAAACGCGGATAGCGGATCGGCCATCCCTGTCTTGTCGCGGGCGATATACTCTTGGATTCTCGCCTGCATTTCCGGCGTGTTAAAGGAAGGGTTCTCTTCAAACCACTTCTGCTTCGTCATCCGGGCGTCGCGTTCATTGAGTTCTTTCTTGAAGACCTCCGACGCGGCTTTCAGGGTTTTCTCATGCTGAATGGACGCAACCAAATCCGTTCGTTTGGCGATTAAATTGCGCAGTTGGCTCTGATAGGAATCGGACATGGGATCAAGTTTATCAATCGCCTGATCCACCGTGGCGATTTCCGTTTGATAGTCCGGCTTGACTGCTTGCGCTTCCGGCTTGCCCTGCCCTCCAGCCGATAGCTTCTCCATCGCCTGCATCAATGTGCTGTGTTGCGCGCGCAACGAACCGACTTCATTCCCCTGCCGGGCAATCATCGCATCCTTTTCCTGCAGGGCTTTGGCCACATCTTCAATGGACTTGTAGGTTGTGCCTGGGATAATCGGCGCAGCCTCCTGGTTTTGTGCATCTTGCTGGTTTTCCATTTTTCCGCTCTCTTTCTCTTCGGCCTCGGTCATTGAGGGTATCCGGTTGCCCGGCTCTCGACTTCGGGTGTCCAAAGGGTTAAAAATAAAAAAAACCCGGACTCCTGGCAGACGTTAGAGCGTCTGGTCAAGAATAAAGGCGTCGGCAATGCCGCCTTGTCCGATATTGACCTCAACAATTATGGTGCATTTTCCCACATATACCGAATTTGTCAAGGATTTTATTTTGCTCTTCACCGCTTTGGACAAAGATTCGATTTTCTGTTCGTTGTCGGGCACGTTTTATCCTTTGCAAATCAGATTGTTTTCCTTCAAATATCTCCGGTATTCCGTCCGTGACTGTAGCGGTGGCTCTCCGTGACGCTGCAAGGTCTGACAGGCAGACGGCAGCCATTTCACGTCGTTGACCGAATCGCACTGAATACCGCCGGAAGATGGAATTACCCGTTTAGCGAGCCAGCCACAATCACATCTATGGCGTTTCGGCACCCGGTTGATCTTGTGAAACACCTCGTATTGTTTTCCGCATCGGCAATCATATTGATAAATAGGCATCTTACACCCCCTGTGTTGGTCTAGGCGGTTGGGCGACTTGCTGCCCGCCCTGTGGCGTGTTGCCGATAACCTTTGTATTGGCATCACCCGGTCCGCCCTGGTTCATCATTAACTGCTGATAAATTTGCTGTCCGACTTCCGGAGGCAATCCGGCCTCAATCAGAATTTGCATAGCCTGGCCAAGCTGCCCTTCCGCCGTGCGCTCGACAATTTGCTTCCAGTTCGGCCAACGTAGCGACTCCAGCAAATCCCTACGATCAATAGCTTTGTTCATGTAAAGCCACTTGGCTTCTTCCTGCTGCTGTAATGAAGTGCGCGGAGTAGTGGAACCGGACTCCACAACATAATTGAATCGCCTGCCAGCGAACTGCGCCGGAACGAACTGCTGTGTGCTGCCGCCGATATTGACACTATCCGGCTCAATGCCGAAATTCTGCCATAGCCCGATTGCCCACTTTGCCCGCTGTTCGGCCAATCCGTCGATTGCCGACGTTTTCGCCTGCATGACAATGGCGTTTCGTTCCTGAAGCGCCACAATCGCGCTGGCGGCAATTACTCCCGTCGGATTGACGCCACGATCCGCCTCCTCAATCTGGTAAATCCGGTCAAAGAATTTCGTGACTAAATCCAACACCTGAAAGAAGGTTGCCGGAAGATTGGGGATTTGGAGAAACTCAATGCGAGCGTTAGGCGTTGTCGGCATCAGGATCAGCCGTCCGGATTTCTGGAGACTGGACTCGATCATCTCCCGCGTAATTCCGCAATGCTGCTGCACAATCAGCGGAGGAGCCATGACGTTGACCACATAGGACATCAATTTGTTGATAATCTGATTGATCTTCAGGATCAGGTCGCCCACCTGTTCGCTGGCGGAGAATCCCCAGACGGAAATCAAATCCCGATACGAGTTGACATGATAAACCGGAAACCGTCCCCAGGGATAGGTTGTCTGGGAAATCGCCGTATCCTGCCCCCAGTTGATATTCGGATTGGCGCAATCATCCAGAACGACATAACCATCTTTCCCTTTTGTGATGGTAATCTTGCGCACGCCATCCGGATAAACCTTCACCTTTTTGACTTCCACCAGCGGATTGCCCAATTCATCAGTTGCTGGGAGGAACCCATCTCCGCCGTCAGTAACCATGATTGGCGTTTCCTGCCTCTTTTCCCGGCTGTCTCGAACCCAGACTTCAATGACAAGGCATCGCTCCACTTGTTTGGAGACTCCGCTTTCCGATGCTTTACGAACAGTCATCGGGTCAGAGTAGTTACCGACTGATTGAGAAACCATCTGGACCTGAGATTTGTATTCTTCCCGGACGTTGCCCATCAAGTCATAGGCTTCATCCGGCAAAATGTCCTTTGCCCCGAATTGACGTTCTATTTCTGAAATAAAATCGACATAGGCATAGCAGACAAAGGGCGCTTCGATGGCCAGGTCGTTGTAATATCCCGGCGCCGGGAACAACTGAAACGGGTCCGTCACCATGACATCCGGGCGAAGGTTGTCTTTATCCCAGAAAGGCTTTTCCGCCGATATGCCATACACTTCCATCGACCGTGCGCTTTGCCGTGTTTTGGCAAGCTGCTCCGTGTCCTTCCACCACTTCTTGAGCTGCGTGGACAGGATTTCCTCGCTGCCGTCATTCGCCCCGTCCAGGTCCACCACTTCTCCGGTCGGATTGCGGGAAGTGATAACGCTCACGGTGCGCTCCACATTGGCAAAATACAGGTTAATTGGCGTCATATTTTGGGTTTGCTGCTTATACCCCTTGCGCCCGGTTTGCTGCCCTCTACCCTGAAAGCCGCGGTACAATGCATAATTGTTCAGGAAAGAGGCAGGTTTGCCCAGCCGTTCCTTTTCATTCTTGGCGATTTCAAACAATTTATAGGCAAAATCAGCCACATCCGCATGGCCTTTCGGCGGGATTAGGTTTAGATTCCATCGTTCATCCATTGGCTGCTTCCTCCTTTTTATGCACCGTCTTATGCCGCGAAAGCGCCGCGGGCGTCTTCAGTTCCCTGCCGCAAACATCGCAGACATAAACCTTTGCAGGTTCTGGTTCAGGAATTGCCGGTTCAGTTGGTTCAGGTACAGTCTCCGGCTCTTCCGGTTTCACCTCTTCCACAACCGGCTTATCCTCCACCACCAGCAACTTCCCTTTGACCACCAGGGGCGCCAGACATTCCGGGCAGCACATCTCCGCCGCATGTGTCGTGGATGAACACAGCCAGTCAATCTGATATGGCAACAGGCAGCGGACAAAATGGCCGCGAACGCTGGCGTTCGGGTCGTAATGTGCCGTTGTCTCAAAGGATATTCTTTTACAATTCGGGCATTTAACTTTCATTTCTCAATCCTTTCCAAAACTCATCCGCTCTTTGCGCCATTTGCAATTCCGCATCCGACGGTTCATGATCCGGAAAATTCACAGCATCCGTAGCGTCCGGAATCGTAAACGCCTGGCCTTTGGGCTGAACAATAAAACCCTCTCCCGGCTGCGCCTTGCTGCGGAACACGAGCCATCCGCCCACCACTACAAATACCAGCGCAATCATCACCACGGCCAGCATTACCAACAAAACTTCGTAAATATTCATTTTATCCTTCCTCCACGTTAAATGCGTTCTCCTGCACCATATCCATCCACGGCATTGACAACGTAAGCGAGTAAACCAGACCGCCCATGCCCACAATAACCGGGTCTTTCTCGGAATATTCCCCGACGCGATTCTTCAAAATCTCGTTCCCGCCATAAAATAGCCTCTGATTCCGGTTGCTCAGCGCCTCGGTGAGAGCCCTGACATATAAGTCAAACGCCTTCACATCGTAGAAATCCAGAGGCGTGTGAATGAGAATCGCCTGCCGGTCCCCGCCGGATTTGATCAGCGCATCATTCCGCGCCGCTATCTCCATGACAAAACGCTCCTGGTCGCCATACCAAGAGGAAAGCAAAGACGGATGCAGACCAAAACCGTATTCGGACCGCAATCTGACCATTTCATCGAGTAAAACGCCTATGCTATGACTCTCACTCTCCGCTAAAAGTTGAATGTAGGCCGATTCTGCGGGCCGTTTTCCCTTGATTATGCCCACAATCGCTAAATATCCGGGCCGATTGGTTGCTTTCGGTTTATCCGATATGATATTTGGCCAGCCGATCGCCCCGTATAACGAGTAATAGAGCTGTCCTGTTTGCGTGTTGCGATAATGATGCACCGGCTCAACCAGCTTTTTCCCGGTTACACGGGCGTCATCTTCCCGCGCCTGGCGCAGCAAATAATCCTCCGGGGTCGGGTCAACGCGCTCAATCTTCATCGGGGAAATCCCTCTTGGAAACGTCGTCAAACAAATTGTGTGACTTGATATGCCCGGATATGGCGTATCTGATCGAATCAACACAATGATTGTGTTTATCCACGATAATCGGGAGAACCTCGTTGGTTAGCCGGTCGGTCTTGTAGGAATACAGCCGGAACTCCTCCGCCGTGTGTTTGCATCGCTCATGGATAAGAATTTTGCGGAATCCCTTCAGCACGGCAATTCCATCTTCGACACTTCCGGGCCACTTTGGGGCGCCGGAAATATTAAACCCCTTGCGCTTGACATGGCTGATCGTCTCCGGACGCGAAGAATCGGCCAATATGGGCCACTCTCGCACCCCTGGAATCGTGTCAAACAACTCCGGCAAGGTGTCTAATTCAACGCCAACGCCGTAGGCTTCCTGGTCAATTTTGAGGCAATCGCCGTCAATCCAGCAACGAACCATCGCCGTCGGGTCAGTGGAAAAACCCCAGTCCGCCCCGTAGTAAAGCCGCGTCCCTTCAGGCGGCTCATCAAAATCACCGATCTCAAACCGGCCCCGGAAAATCACCGCATCGGAAATCGTCCGGCAATGCCCGCCCCAAACATGCTCGTAAGCCTCGGGGTCCACTTCCAGCATATACTTTCGTTCTGATTCCAGTGTGGCCGGCAAATGTGGGTTGTCTTCCCATCCTACTTTGACCACCACGGCGGATGGCGGAGGATTGACGATAAACCGCTGATAGGTCGGGTCGGATTCTTCTTCCGGGTTAAACGAAATCCAAATCTCTGAATTTTCCTTCCGGATGGTCGGAATGAGGATTTCCCATGATGAATTGCTGATGGTCTGCGCTTCTTCCACCCAACAAATATCAATTCCTTCAGTGGATTTGATCTCCTGAATGGACCGGCGCAAGCCCTTGAAAATGAATTGCGCCCCGGCGGTGGATGTGATTGATGCCTGCGTAACCGTGAAAAACTCTGATAAACCGGCAGAATTGATCTGATCACTGATTAATCGGTGCACAGAATCGTTTATGGAGCTTTGAAATTCACGGGTGCATAGGATTCTAAGGGGTTTTTCCGCGGCCAGCTTCACCAGGGCGCGGGCTATCGACCAGCTCTTGGCTCCGCCACGTCCGCCGTAAAACACTTTATAGCGGGCAGGCGAATAGAGTTGCTTGAACTTGTCCGGCACATCTAATAAAACGCTCTGAATAGCAGCATCGCGCTTTAAAAACCCATCAATGACATCCGTCCCCAATGCCTTGAGACACGCTTCCGCTAAATATCCAGCCGGGGGCAGTGATGTTGCCTGCTCAGTCATCATTTTTTATCAGCCTGTAATAATTCAGATAATTTCTTCTTAAACTCCTGAACATACTCTGACGGCAATATAGAGCACAGAATAGACAGGACGCGTTCATCCAATCCATGTTGGCTTTTATCGACAACATATCCCTTGAGTTTTGAGATGGAATCGTTCGCTTTGAGTTGAACAGCATAATCCGGAACGTCGATGAAGTCTTTCGTCATCGAGTTGGCGTCTTTCATTCCCTCGCCATTTGGCGCAATGACATTTGCCGAGATAACTTTTGTGGCTCCGAGCAGCTCCCGGTATTTGTTCGTTTGCATGTCATTAGGGACAGCCTCATGAAGTAATTCAAGAAAAGACTTTTTAACGCAAGGTTCAGAAAGGATTTTACCAGCTTGTTGCCTTGCCGACTTTGGGCTTAATCCAGCTTCAACGCCTGCCTCTTGCTGCGTTTTCCCTGCTGCAATCGCCTTAATGATTTTCTCACGTCGCGCTTTAACGACCGCCTTTGATTTTCCGGCATGACGTTTCGGTTGCACCTGTTTCTTCTTTTCTTTCAATTGTTTAGTAGCCATTATCCTACCTCTTTCGCTGCTTGATGCAGGAAATCAACAGCATCATCGCATGACCTAATTCTACCACTACCAACCCCAATGTCAACCAAAATTCGACCCAGGACTTTCTTCTTTTCGCCTGCGCTGAAGCGCATCAAATAGAGTTGGCGCGTCAAGGCGCGGTCTGCAAGGTATGAGTCAAGGTTTTTTGCCATTTTTAACCTCACTTTCTCAATTATTTTCACACCTAACCTATTAAAATCATTACTATATTAAAATATTTGAAAATATATTAAAATAATGCTTGACAAACCAAACGATAGGTAATATATTAGTCTCAACAAAATAAACAGGCTCCCGATGCCGGAAAATCGGGCGGGCTGATCAGGCAGCGCAACCGGAACGAGAGAGCCGGTAAAACTAAAATCCTGAAACCTCCGCGCCATAGCGAAAGCGCGGGAAGGGGGGAAAAATGAAGAGATGTGAAGTATGCGGGAAAGAGATTGTACAAGGCGACTTGTGCAGTCAATATTGCTTCGATGTCCAGGACGTGCAAAACGTCTTGGACGCGCAAGGGTTGATCCTTGCGACACACGACGGTGCTGACTATTGCTATGTCAGCGACGTGGGAAACCTGAACCGGTGCGCAATCCGGCAGGTGTCTCCGCGAGAAGCCTTGGCCGAAGGATGGGCGGAGGTTCTAGATGGGGTGTTTTTTGTCGGGCCTCACGAAATTTGTGAGGCGAATATTGACTATAAGAAATTGCGGAGGCGCGTAGAAGACGCCCTCCGCAAAACCGCGTCGCAGGCCGATTTGCTGAAAATCGCCTGTCAGTTAAAAGTCATTTAACTAAGCCACCGCATCGCCGGGCAACCGGCACCGCAAAGGCCGTACCTACCCTCACACGAGGGCAAGGGCGGCCTTTTTTATTTCAAAATAAAACAGGAGGAACAAATCATGATGGAAAAATCAATAATTAATCGGCGCGGAGAATATTTAGTAGTTGTTGATGTGGCGGGAACACCCCGTGATAAATACAGTCATCCGGCTGGCACATGGGAATGTGCGATGACTGCCTCGGATGGTTCTCCTCAGATCATTCGCGGCGCGTACGCGGACGGCCCCGTAATGCAATCGATCAGGCCCGACGAGCAGGCGCAATGGGCAGTTGTTGGTTCTGTGTCTGATGATAAATTTATAAACATTTTGAAATTATTGGCTACATCAAAAACGAACGCCGCCGCGCTCATGGGATCAGCCAAATCCCCCAAAAAAGCAGCATCCAGCCGGGAAAACGGGAAGTTGGGCGGAAGACCCGCTGGTAAAAAAGTTTTAATCAGAAATCAGTTTCACAATACCGAAAAAGTTTTTTCTATCAAATCATCGTATTTTGGCAATGATCCTGATTTTGATGCGCTGACCGCCCTTGAGTATCAGATTTATTCCGGTGGAGATGACATTGAGTACGCAAAAAAGAAACAGGCGGAAATCAAAAAAGCCCTGTGCGGTCAATCCGATTGTCGGTGCGGGTGTAAAATCGTAAAAATATTATAGTTACCATTTAGGCCGGGGCCGCCAACCCCGGCCAAATCAAGCATTATTCAATTTTCAAAGAACTCAAACCCGGTCAATCTGGCCGGGTTTTTTTAAAAATACTCGAATTAATATGATCCAGTTTTATCCGTCCGGGCCGCGATGAATTGAAACTCTGGGAATAATTCAGCCGCCACTTTTATTTTAACCCTCGCTTCGGCCTCCCCGCCATTTCAGCGCGGTTAATCCGCGACTTCAGCGTGTTTACGTTGATTCCGATTTCAATCGCAATGTCGCGCAGGGTTTTATTCGGCATTTGTGTTTGTCCTCTCCCCTCCTATGTGTTCACATTCTTGCGCAAATCCTCTTACTATGTCAACAATATTTTGATCGCCTGCGTGGTTCGTGGGTCAACTTTTATCATCTGCCCTATGCAATACCCTCAGTAAGATCAAATAGCCGATCAAATCCAAAATCGTATCTTCACCGGCGTCCTGCCCTCTGGCAATCCTCGATAGCTTGTCGTCAATCCGAATGAGTAGGGCTTCTTCAGGAGTGGACTTGCTAAATATCCTCATTGGATCGGCAAACGAGTTTCCGTATGCCCTGTTTTTTGCCTTGAGCATTTCGGCAAGGTTCTGGCACTCAACGTCTATTAGTTCTGGTATAGTCATTTTTGCAACCTCTGCGACGTTCATTTTTGATCATCCATAATTGTGTTTTTTAAAACACACAATGAATAAACACCGCGATTACTTTCGACTATTTTTTTTCTTACCATTCTAAATAAACATGATCTTACAGTGTAAAGATTTATTCCTGTGTTTTTGCTTATGTTTACTGGCGTCATGTCCCCCTTTCCCCCCAGTATGTCAATTATATCCTGCCAATTTTTGTTTATTATTACTTCTTTTTTTGGTGGTTTACTTTTACATTTAATGCTTTTTATTATCATTTTTTCAGTAATTCCTAAATAATCCATAATTTCTTGTAATGAAAAATACATTGTTTCGGTGTTGATTTTTATTTCTTTCATCTCAATACCTCCGTTTATTTAAGTTTCACATAATTAGTGCATTTATTTGCATTTGTCAATAGTATTGCAACCGTTTATAAATTATAGATTTTATTACATTTTTTTCTAAGTATTTGATTTTATTCATTGTTTATTATTTCTCCCTTTATATAAATATATATATATTTTTTTTATATATACATATAACTAAAACCCACGTGTACTTAGGAGCATATAAATATATGTTTTTTTTCAGCAATCATGCGGTTGACCCCCCCTGCAACCGTAGTGCCTGAAAGCGCAACCGGTGCGTCCGTGGTTGCACTTACGGTCTTAGCGGTTGACCCCCCCCTCAACCGTTCATTTTCTGTGTAAATACAATTACTTAAATCATCTTTTTTGCGCACGGACGCACAGGTGTATAAGGGGTCAACCAGAATCACCATCTACCTGCATCCTCCGCATAAACAACACCGGGTAAGCCGTATTTTCCGTCTTTGTTGATGACAATTTCTTGCTTCAACATTCTGCCCAGGCAAGACTTGACCGTCGAGTTGTTAATTTTTGTTTCCTTGCTAATTTCTTTCGGACCTAACATTTTGGTTTTTATTGATTGGGTAATTTGTAGCCAGTTGGTGTTTTTGGATACTTTTTCATTTTTATCGACAGCCACCCACTTCATCGCCTCTGAATCAAACTCCAGATTATAACGCTGTGATCCCATGTCC